TTTATCCGCTAAATCATCCTCACATCCGTGATATCCTACGATACGAACACGACATCGATGTGAATAGATATCTTTATTATCTCCATCACCAGCTTTTGTTATTTCTAAAGAGTCACCCCACTCCCCCTTCTCTGGATCGGTAACTTGACCGATCCACCATTGCATTGGATCTCTTCCTATGAAATTTGTAGCTGATGGTTGATACATCTAATTAATCGTCATATACTAGGCACTCTGGTTCATCTGGATGTAAGTCACAGAATATTTCCAAAGCATTGGGGTCATGGTGATCGCCCGCTTTAATTTCTTCCTTATGATGTTCTGCATACTCTTCTAGATCATGCAGTTCTTCTTTTGCATGTCTGCGTGCTGCAGGGTTTGCCTGTGGATCGTCAAGGATTTGTTTATCCTTTTCGATATGGTCTTCGATAGATTTCATTTGATTTTCCTTTTCTTTTATTTAAGCATTTTATTTGGAACGGAATGCTGGCCATGTGTTTCCGTACTGTCGATTGTCAGCACGAATTAATTCACCTGTATCCGTGATTCCAGTTTTATCTACGGTGAATACATCACGAATTAATTTAAGTTGTGTTTCACTCTGTCCGCCACCAATAAGGTGTCTCAACTCACCGATCAGATATCTTCCACTTGGATCATTACTTCTCTCATTACCATAGGAATCTACAGCAGCGTCTCCATTTTCTTGTTTAAGAGGTAATCTAATATCAAGTGCGAAACCAGCTCTTAATGTAGTATTCAACGGAATTGAAATACTTAGAGACTGTGAGAATAGTAAGTTATTCCTAATATAAGACTTATTTTGATACACGGCAAGCTCACTTTCTGGTTGAACATCACTCTTTGCTGCTCCCACTTGTGCAACTCCAAGATCACTAACTCTAACCATCAAACGAGTTGGATAATCTTCAATACCAGTTAGTAAAGTAGCTGGTTTATTTAACTTTAAATCAGAAGCTTTAAAATCAACTGTTTTAGTTTTTTGATTTTCAATATCAACATATATTGTTCTGTTCGCATACATTCCCATTCTTAGATTCATACCAATATCATTTGATTGATTTAAGTTATTTTGTAAAATTTTATTAGATATACCTTGTGCATCTGTTTGTTGATATGTTATTGCATCTTGTTCTAGTAAACTTTTAATTGATCTAAAGTGATAACCATCTAAAGTTTCATAGAATAAAAAACCAAAATCATCTGTTGCTGATTGTGCTTTTGGGCATAACCATTGAATTGTGTCGAATGGTCTTTTTAAATTACCGACAAATGAATAGGAGTTAGTTGCTCTATCTTTCTCAACATCAGTTTCGCCAAGTTTTTCATCCACAGGGCCAAATAATTTTTTACTTGTTCCAATTCCCTTTTTATCACCAATGAGTAATTGCATCACAGTGTCTGAAATATTACCAGTATATTTTTTATTGACTCTCGCTGTTTCGTTAATGATTGTCTCAACTGATACAAACTCTAGAGTTGCTACCTGTTTATTAGATTCAGTCACCATGTTTCTAACAGAGTTTAACATCAACTTTTGTTTCTCAGCGGTGATTTTAAAATCATCTGCATCCTCATCATCAGTTTTCACTATCAGATCAATATATTCTCCACCAGTTATTCCTTTACGACCTATCACTTGATCAATGTCAATAAAAGTGATCGTCATCGATATAGATGGACTTTCAATACTTTCATAATAATCAATAATTGGATTTCCAGCGACTATATCATAATCCTCCTTTAATGAAGATCCCTCGTTAGGGCGTAACATACACTTAGTAATAAGAAAGCTATTTTCCATTATTGAATCATCCTCGCAATTTCTGGTGGCAATTTATTAGTATGAGGTGATAGAGATAGATATTGATTTCCTAAAGTATTAATAAAAGGTATAGAAGGTTTTGTTGTTTTTATTTGTGTGTATGTTACTTGTGGTTTACTATTTTGAACTGTCACAGGAGAGTTTGTATTCTTCACAGTTTGTGGAGCTGGATTTGTGATTGTTTGAATCGCAGCTGAATTGGTAGAAACAGATGACTTTAATTGATCAATGTCTCTAAATGTGAGTTCATTTGGATCTACAGATTCGTTTTTCTTATCAAAATCATATCTATTACCAGTCACAGCATCTAAAATACCACCAAAAACTCTTCCTCCACCAAAAGTTTCACCACCTTTTTTATCTAAGTCTAATAAATTACCAGATAAAGCATCGATACCACCAAGTAAACCAGTTTTTGTTTTTGACCCAAGTTCTTTTACACCTCCCACTACACTTTTAGCAGCATTTACTCCACTTTCTTTTGCATTTCCAACTAGACTCTTAGCCGCATTTATTGGCATTTGTCTAATTTCATCAAATTTACTGTTACCCTTTTTATCAAAATCAAATATACCACCAGTAAGAAAATCAGCAACACCACCTACACCTCTCTTTATACCGCCAACTGCTTTTTGTCCAATTTCAAGACTCTTTGAACCAAGACTTTGTAGTCCCTTTCCTATATTTTGTATCGGCCCAGTCAATGCTTTTGCTATTTGTTTTCCAATCGCAGCTGTCGCTGCTACAATCAATCCACCACCAATTACCTTTAAAATCAATGGTGCAATAACAGGGAGTAATGGTAAGGCTAATGCTGCGATACCACCAACTGCAATTGCCTTTAAAAGACCTCCTAAGAAACTTCCTCCTCCACCACCTTGTTGACCAAATTCACCTGGCTGTCCTTTAGATCCCTTATCTCCTTTCACACCTTGCATACCAAGAGCTCTGTCAATCATCCCTTGTTTCTGCTTCGCATCTTGTTCCTCTAGAAGTCTATCCTCTCTCTCATCTTTCTCTAACTTATTCTCTATTATAATATAATTTGCAATATCTCTGATTTGTGTTTGCATTGTCTCGATTGACATCTGCAAACTTTCAATCAATAATTTATTAGCACCAACCGCAGTCATAGCAGAGTTTGATCCTGATAAAGTACCACTCGATATCTTATCGATTGAATCAGTTCTCTCGAAAAAACTTCCTAAATTTATTTTTTTACCTTGTTCATCCATACCTTTGGACGCCCTCTTGTTGTTGGTTCTTTAGATTTTGCTCTTCAATATATTGCTTAAGAAGAGATGTATAAATGTCTCTTTCCCAAGGAATCATATTTTCGAGTTCCGTCAAGCTGTATTTATGGTATTGCATGAGAGCAAAATTGATACGGTAATAGGATTCAAGATCCTCTCTTGCAATACTCAACCGAAAAAATCGGCTAGTCCCTCCAAAACGACACTACCTTTTTCTTTTGTATTTGGATTCACAACTTCAATGGTGTGTGATAATTTAGGCATTGTCGAAAAGAATCTTTCTACTTTTTTATATTGTTGTGAGTTCAACTGTTGCACGAAGTCAAGTCTCTCTTGTGATGAGTAATCTTTTGCCTCCCATGCATCCTCTCCATCAAAGATGGTATCCATACAATCAGCGACAACTCTAAAAGTTTTATCAACCATAGTTTCCGCTTCATCTTCTGTATCAAAATTACTTTCAATAAACTGATTTAGTGACGGATACTTCATACGAAGAGACATCTTATCATCTAAAACAATATCAATCTTATGATCTTTTGGTTTAATAACTTTGATCTCATCCACATATATTGTAACTGGAACTTTTGTTTCACCATCATCGGGACAAGTCACAGTTAATTTAATATCTTCACCGATAGACTTAGCACGAATATTTAAAAACAAATATTCAATGTCAAATGTGGGAAGATCATCAACTTTAATACCTCTTGTTATAATGCATTTCTTCAATACATCAGTCACGGCATTTGTGATTTCATTTTGACTCTTTGATTCTAATGCTAAAATTAAAATCTTTTCTTCCTTAACAAGAAATGGTCGATATCTAATTTTTTTATTTGACGAAGGCAACTTCAACTCATAGGTTGGAGTTTCAATGGTTGGTAAAGGCATAATTTATAAATTTGATGTTTTATTTAGCGAGCTCCACTGCCTCGTTTGTTTTTCTTTCGTGTTTTTTGGTTTAATGATCCAGTGTTTAGAGCATTGTTCCCATCCTGTGCATATCTTGAATTTAAATTATCAGTAGATAAAGATCCAATACCAAATGATCCAGCTGGAACTGTGTTTTTGATATCATTTGAATTCACAACACCCTCTGAAGTATTGACAACTTGTTTTTGAATGTCTGTGTTATTAAACGTAGTGAAGAATCTGTCATATGCAAACTGTATAGTACATTTTAACACATTTGAGTCACCATAGGCAACTCTCATTGAAGTTAAATCACTAGGCCAAACATTAACAAATTCATACATTGTGATATCAGACTGATAACTTGCGTTTCTTGATTCTCTTATGAAGGTATCTCTTTCAAATTTTGTGATGTGAATTGTTTCCTTATATTCCTCTGGATAATTAAAACGTGAGTATGCATTTGCTTGTCTTGAACCAGTTTGAATTGGATTAATATATGTCATCCAAGTTTCTAACACTTCTAAAATCACATGATCTGCATCACAATAAAAACTCAAGTTTAATGGGGGGAAATTTCTAAGATTAGGAAATTCTTCTTGAATACCTTGGCGATGTCCAATTGCACTGGAAGGAACATAACTTGTGCCTGGAATTTCAGCTTGAGTGCATAACAAGGACATTTTTTCTTGAAAACCTTTTCCTTGAGTTCTAGCTGATCCTTGACCAAGAGATCCTAAAGTTTCTAACCAAGGCCCACCAAATGAAAAAATTACCTGATAATAGGTATCAAGAGAGGGTCTTGCAACTGTATCTCTAATTTTATCTACTCTATCTTGAAATATTTGATTTCTTTTTGGAAATGACACGATAAATAAGTTTAAGTTGTTATTATTATATATGAGCTATAAAGGGATATATAGACCTTCTAACCCTAAAAAGTATAAGGGTGATCATCGTAATATTATTTATAGGTCTCTTTGGGAGCGAAAATTCATGAATTACTGTGATTTGAATGAGAATGTACTTGAATGGGCGTCTGAAGAATTTTGGATACCTTATAAAGATCCAACCACTAATCGTGTTCGTAGATATTTTCCTGATTTCTTTATTAAATATAAGGACAAGGATAATAATATTCGTAGATCAGTGATTGAAGTGAAACCATTGAGAGAGACTCTTGAACCAAAGATAACAAAGGGTAAATCAAGAAAGACATTGATAAACGAATCAATGACCTATGTTAAGAATCAAGCAAAGTGGAAGGCAGCAAGAGAGTTTTGTGATGATCGTAAATTGGAGTTCAAAATTATGACTGAGAAAGAACTAGGAATCAGATGAGCATTCTTCAAAACATAATGGATAAAGTTACTGGTCAAGTTACTGAGGACTTCTTTCGGAGTCAATTACTTGAAGAACTTGGATCAACTAACTTTGATGATGATGCTGCAGACACAGCTGGATTTGCTCCTGGCCAATTGTATTTTTTTACATACTCAGCACAGACAAAACAACCATATTATGACATGTATCCGTTATCATATGTGATTGAATATCAGAAAGGTGGATTCTTAGGATGCAATATTCATTATGTCCCTTTAACTCAAAGAGATGAACTTGCAACAAGCTTACTAAATAACTCTGCTCAGGGTGCAGTTGCAGTTCCTCGCAGAACTCTACATAAATATGTTTATACTGGTGTAAGAGGAACACCATATCGCATTCCTAGTAGTGAATGGTCAGATGTGGCACAGTTACCAACTGAAAGATTCGTTGATATGAGAGGAATTCCAGTTCCAA